ACATAAGGTCAGGAAACCAGTGCTTCACGGCCCCAAAATTCATGCCCTAAAAACCCGCTCAGCCTGCTCCCTCCAAGCCTCCCCCGCCAGAAAGCACAGATCGTACAGGCTGACCGCCGACACCTCCCGCCCGCAGGTCAGCCGTTTTAGCACCTCCGGAGCGAGATAGGCCAAGCGCAGCTGTCTGCTGACATGACGCTCCGCCAGCCCAACGGCCTCGGCTAATTCTTGAATGGTGGCGAACTCACCGGCGTCCATGCGCCGCCGCCAGCCCCACGCCCGGCCAATAGCGCGTAGTATGTGTGGATCTTGGGCTTGGTCGTCGCTTGGCCTGTAATCGGCGGGCGGCATTATCTTGGGCCGACCGTTCTTCTTACGAACCTTCAGGGGGATTAGGACGCGGATCGTATCGTCGGGCTTGGTCATTCCGCCGCCTCCATCCCGCGAGGCGCAACCATTTCGCGGATGACTCCGGCGATGCCCTCGCGGCGAATGTCCACCTCAAGCCCTGCTGTGGTGACGGTGACGCGCCGGACGAGAAGCTGGATGATGCGGGCCTGTTCCGCCGGGAAGAGTTGCGACCAGAGGGCCGTGAACTCGTGTAGGACTGCGATGGCGTCTGTTTCAGATGTCCCGCCGTCCTCGCGTTTCAGGGCGGTTAGCACCTGCGTCACGACCTCTGGCGTCTGAAGAATGCGCCGAACCTCGGTCACAACCGCATCCTCGACCATTCCAGCCGCCAGCCGCATCGGGACTGTCTCTTCGCCGGCCTCGCGGTTTCGGATAACGTCCATTGATACGTAGTAGCGATAGAGCTTTGTGCCTTTCTTCGTGCTAGTCGGCGTCATAGCGGCGCCGTTCTCGCTGAATATCAGACCTTTCAGTAGCGCAGGGGTTTGCGCACGGCTGTTGTTGGCGCGTTTGCGGGGGCTCTCCTGCAGGATGGCTTGGGCCCGATCCCAGAGGTTATCGTCGATGATGGCGTCGTGCTCGCCGGGATAAGCCGTGCCTTTGTGGACAGCCTCGCCGCGATAAACACGGTTCTTCAGCAGTCGGTAGAGATAGCCCTTGTCAATCAAGGTTCCCTGCTTGCTGCGAAACCCCTCGCGGCGAAGTTCGCGAGCCAGAACCGTCGCAGAACCGAGTTCAACAAACCGCTCAAAGATGCGACGGACCGAAAGTGCCTCGGCCTCGTTCACAACCAGCTTGCGATCCTGCACATCGTAGCCGAGGGGCACATGCCCTCCCATCCAAATACCGCGTTTGCGGGACGCGGCCACCTTGTCGCGGATCCGCTCGCCGATCACTTCACGCTCGAACTGGGCGAAACTGAGCAGAATGTTTAACGTGAGCCGCCCCATAGACGTTGTGGTGTTGAATGCCTGCGTTACCGAGACAAAGGTAACACCGTTGCGGTCAAACACCTCGACCAGCTTGGAGAAATCCATCAAGGACCGCGACAAACGGTCGATTTTGTAGACCACAACCACGTCGATCAGCCCATCGTCAATGTCGGTCAAAAGCTGCTTGAGCCCGGGTCGCTCGAGATTGCCGCCAGAGAATCCTCCGTCGTCATAGCGATCACGGGTTGCCACCCATCCCTCAGACCTCTGACTGGCAATATATGCCTCGCAGGCCTCTCGCTGCGCATCGAGTGTGTTAAATTCCGTGTCGAGACCTTCTTCGGTCGACTTGCGGGTGTAGATAGCACAACGCAGTCGGCGGTTCGGGCGGTTCGCACCCTCCATTATGCTTGCTCCCGCTTGCGTTCACGCAGCCCGAAAAAGCGGTAGCCATTCCAGCGAGTGCCGGTAATGGCGCGTGCTACTGCCGAAAGTGATTTGTACTTCCGCCCCTGCCAGTCAAAGCCGTCTCTCATCACAGTGACGGTGTGTTCAACGCCGTCCCATTCACGGAGCAGTTTGGTGCCTGTGACGGGGTTACGAGGATCCATGATTTGATGCTTGCGCTTCGCATGTCCCTCGACCTCATCTGCAAGCAGATCCAGCATGCGGCGCGTTTGCCTATTGGGCCCGCCATAGGTAAGTTCCTGGATGCGATAGGCGATCCTGAATTCCAGGAACTTGCGGCTATTGTTCGGCGCGGCGCTGCTGAAAAGCTTCTCCCATTCGGCCTTCAGGTCTTTGACCGACATGGCTTTCAAAGTGGCCAGACGGGCCAAAACAGTTTGGTCTACCCCAGGGTCCTGCCCGGGCTGAGTTACGGTTATCTTATTATGATACTTCATTGTTTCCTCCGATACGGATACGTTTTGCACGACGACCACCGCTCTTTCGGGGCGAGAAGTCCACGAAACTGTCTCCGCCGCCTGCAGATAAAGAACTGGACTTTGCTGTGTTCAGGCGAATGACACCTGCGGCCAAAATACGGCCGAGTTCGTCGAGACGTGCTCGGGCCGACATCTTGTCAGCGCACAAGGGATTGGGCCCCGAAACCGGGGTTGAGAGATCATCAAGCATTGGAGCGCCTTTCGGGTTGTTGCCCTAACTGGGCTTCAAGCGGCCCTGGTATTCAAGTTAAAACAATAGGTTGCGGGGTTTGTGCGGGATGCTGCGGGCAGCATCGGGTTTGTCGCCTGTGGCCCGTCAGTGCCTTGTCGCGGGATTGACCATCGACTCTGTGTCGAGTTTCAGGGCGGCCTTCCAAAGCGGTGTCTTGGTAAACAGGCTATCCCGTGCGCGAAGCGAACCATCAAGCCGAGTTTCCTGAAGAAAACCGGTCCAGACCAGAGGGCGCAGGATCTGAGTGTAAAGCCTACCCATCATCTCGTCGTGGCGTGGAAATTGGTTGGGATCTGGTTCACCGAATAGGGTCCGACGAAGGTGGGCGCCCGCTGCGCCGTCCTCAGTCTCAACATTGAGGATGTTTAGAAAGACGTCCCAGTTTCCCAAAAGCGTTTGGCCTGGGGTCCGAGACCAACTCGAATGATCGAGTTCAAAGAGGTAAAACGGCGTAATGACGCCGAAGAGTCGCGCCGGATTTTGGCTTACATCTATGCCAGCCTTGGTCAGTTTAAACTGGCCCTTGTAATGCCGCCCCATTTTAAGCGTTATCAGCAAGAAGTGGATCGCTCCAAGCGGCATAAAGTCATGTTCGTTGAGCACTTTGTTGACGGCAAAAAGTTCCGCCGCGCTGTGCGCAGGAAAGTCGAACTCATATGCAGCCCAGTTAACGAAACTGCGCTTGAAGGCTTTGGACGGGGTGAGGCCAATGCAACCATGCTGATGGACGTAGGCGAAAGTCTTTAGAACCCCGCTCAAGAGCGGAGAATAGCGCAAGGCAGGCTCGTCGTCGGCAAGGGAACGAAATTCGATCACCTCAAATCTCTCGCGCAAACCAACGAATGCGCCCCACGATTTCAATTTCTTCAGCCGTTCGCTCGTATTCGGGATAATGCTTGTTGTCGGAGATGACGCGCACTGCCGGTGGATCGCTGTTTGGCACATGTTGCAGACGCTTTGCGACCAAGCCTATGCCATCGTCCAATACAAATATACCCGGCGGGTTTGGAGCTGTGCGATCCATGTCAACGAGTACAGTGTCGCCGTCAAAGAGCGTGGGTTCCATGCTGTCGCCCTCGACCTTCATGATGCGAAGTTGCGCAGGGGACGCTTTCAAACCCTGTTTGATCCAAGACTTCCGGAAATGATAAGCACGACCTGCCCCATCCTCGTCTTCGAGCACCACCGCCCCCCCGCCCATCGAAGGTCGCACGGGCGCATGCGCTATTGGGACGAAGGTGTCATCAGGGTTTTCCAAAAATGGTGGTGGTCCCTCAATGTCACCAATGCCATGGATGAGCCATTCCACGTCGACTTTGAGAACGCGGGCAACCAGCATCAAGCGATCCAAACCAGGGCGAGCTGAACGGCCACGCAAGATGTCGTAGACAAACGAGCGATTTACCCCCGCCATCTCAGCAACGTTAGACGGACTTAGCCCCAGTTGGTCTGCGCGCGCTTGCAATCGATCGGCCAGACTAAAATACGCAGACATGTTATCCCCATCTATTTGTGGATAAATTAGGATAAGACATGATTGAATTGGGATCGTCAAGTAGATAGAACATTAAGGGAACAAATGGTGTGAGAGTCGGAGGTCATCATGCGGATCGAGAAAGAGTATTATTCGCTGCCTGAGATACTCCAACGCTGGTCTATTGAAGAAGACGATCTGATCTACCTCGCAGAAAACAACCATATCCGTTTGTCTATTCGGATCTTCAACCAACTGCTGGAATTTGGCGACTACGATGTCGACGCTGATGGGACACAGTTTCGGGTGCCGTGTGAGGAACGTGTCTACAGTGGCCTGCTCGATCTACATGCCTGTGATGTGTTCCATCTCTTCCGCTGCGGCGAAGCCCATCTAAGTGAGTTTCGCCGGGATCGAAGCGGTTACGTGGCATTTCCGGAAACTTACGCCCCACAATATGTCGTCATCGGTGACCTTTTGATGAAGCGCAAAGAGCGCGATCGATATGAAATTCAAGCGGGATTTCACACGGGTGATGGGCACCCCCCTGAGCAAGGCTTTATCTATACCTCAGACTTTCGCGAAGTCCGCAATCGGGGATTTTGCTTCCAGCTTGGCGCCATCCAGTCCGACGTCGTGCGGGTGCTTCATGCGGCCGCTGAAGCGGGGCAACCTTGGCAAAATGGGAAGAGCCTACTAACCGCTGCGGGATCACGCAGCCTGAAAATGATCGATGTGTTCAAATCAAAGCCTGAGTGGCGAGAATTGATTCAATCCGACGGGCGCGGAAACTACCGTTTACGCGTGGATTAAGGGCCACACAGCCCTGCCCGCCGTGGGATGGGAGTGGGATCTACTGGGGGATGGGTGCTGGATGCCCTCCCCCAGTTCACTTCAAAACGTTGAAATCTATCCTCGTCTTGATCCGGCAATGCATCCCACCGCGATCCCGACGACATCCCACTCCTGCGTTTTGCAATGTCTCCTTGTAACCAAGACAGGAGACAAGGATGCAGTCAAAACTCTGCCTTACTCAAAAGGAGTTGGCCCGTCGCTGGGCGATCTCTCATCGCACCCTTGAGAGGTGGCGATGGACCGGTGAAGGACCCGACTATCTAAAACTCGGCGGGCGGGTGATTTACCGTATTGAAGACATCGCTGCCTTTGAGGCCGCAGCCCTGCGCCGAGGTGAGACCTCTCAAAACGCGCAGGTGTCGTGATGGCACAAAAAATCCGTGATGACATAGGGTTTTACGCTTGGGTTTCAGTCGCGGAGCCGGGGGCGATAATAAGCTATCACCGCGGGTTTTTGGCCGTTGACACCGGTCCCCTCGTATCTGGCCTGCCACCTTCCAAGCAAGCAGCACTGCGAGCCATAGCGGATGCCGCCTGGCGCGCCGCCGAGCAAAACCTCGTGCATCTCGTCCAAGAACGCCTCGGTCCAGATCTCTTTGATTACCGCGCCATCGCCCGGACCAAAACGCCTTCAACATACATCCCAGAAGAGCTGAGTGCAGCCCACTAATCCCCATTGAAAGGAGCCCAAATGGCTTTCCCCAATAACACACCAAGCGTAGATGACATGCTCAATATGCCAGTCACAGAACTGGCTCTAATGCCTCCAGGCCTACTTGCCGCCGTCCAAGCAGAAATCGATGTCGCCACTGCGCGCATGAAGGCTGTCACCGAACGGTTCGCACTGGCCCTTGAGGTCCGTTATGCGGCGCGAGCCTCTGAGTGTCGCGGGTACGTAGGCAAAGACACAGGCACCATCCGGTTTGAGGATGACGGCGTTACCGTGATCGCGGACCTGCCCAAACGTATCAGCTGGGACCAAGGCAAGCTGGCCCAAATCGCCGAGAACATCGCCTCGGCCGGCGAAGATCCGGCAGAGTTCATCGATACCAAGCTGTCGGTGTCCGAGCGGAAATTCGGCGCTTTGCCCGAAAGCTGGCGCAAGGGGTTCGAACCCGCGCGCACAGTCCGCTCGGGGAAGCCGAAGTTCCGTCTGGTGCTGAACGAGGGGGCGAACTAATGGCGATTTCTCTCGCGTCCCTGCGCAGGGCAACGGTTTTGACCCCACCGCGCATTCTGATCCATGGCGTGGCCGGTGTCGGCAAATCCACTTTCGCCGCCGCTGCGGATCGGCCCGTGTTCATCATGACCGAGGATGGTCTGGGCAAGTTGCAGGTCCCGCATTTTCCGCTCGCGACAAGCTATGCGGAGGTGGCTGAAGCCCTCGATGCGCTTCTGAACGAGGACCACGATTTTGGCACGGTGGTCATCGACAGCATCGATTGGCTCGAGCCGTTGATCTGGGCCGAGACCTGCAAACGCAACGGCTGGGCATCAATTGAGACGCCGGGCTTTGGAAAGGGCTTTGCTGAGGCGCTGAATGTTTGGCGGGAATATCTAGACAAGCTAAATGCACTCCGGGACCAAAAAGGCATGGTGGTCATCCAGATCGCCCACACCGACATCAAGCGTTTTGATAGCCCCGAGCACGAGCCCTACGACCGCTATGTGATCAAGCTGCAGACACGCGCCTCGGCGCTGCTGCAGGAGCACTCAGATGTGGTGCTCTTTGCCAACTATCAGATCTCAGTTGCCAAATCCGATGTCGGCTTCAACAAAAAGGTCACCCGAGCGCTCGGGTCTGGTTCGCGCGTCATGCACACCCAAGAGCGTCCCGCCTTTCTCGCAAAGAACCGTTACGGCCTGCCTGACACCCTGCCCCTCGAGTGGTCAGAGTTCCTCGCGGCCATGCCCCAACCTGAATGATTGCCTTGAAAGGATAAGACCATGGCACGTTTTGACACCTCTTTTGACGCGACCAGCGTCGAGCCCACAACCGCCTACGAGCTTCTGCCCGCCGGCAAGTACCGCGCCCAGATCGTCGAAAGCGAGATGCGCGTTACCAAAAACGGTATGGGTCAATTTTTGTGGCTAATGATCGACATTCTCGAAGGTGAGCATCAGGGCCGGAAAATCTTCGATCAGTTGAACCTGGTGAACCCAAACCCAACCACGGTAGAGATCGCGCAGCGCACGCTTTCGGCGATCTGCCATGCCACGGGTCGGATGCATGTTAGCGACAGCGAGGAACTGCACCTGATCCCGATGACAATCCAGGTAAAGATCCGGCCGCCGAAGAACGGTTACGGCGAGAGCAATGCGATTGCCTACCTGCCGCCCGAAAAAGGCGCAGCCCCTGCCACCCGCAATGCAAAGCCCGAGTTTGACCCCACTGGCTCTTCGATGCCGCCCAAAATGGCCTCCGCGCCCTGGAACAAGAAAGGCTGAGCCTTCTCGCCGCCCTGACCTGTTGACGACCAGGGCGGCGCCCAACCCAACCTGAGGATACTCCCATGACTGACATGAGCAACGCGGCCCCTGTGGCTGCGACCGGCCCCGGCTTGCCTGAAGACCAGCGGCGGCTGATCGAACTCGACGACGCCATTGCCAAGATCCGCACCCAGATCGCGACGGCCGATCTTGCCCGGCAGCGCGGCCAGAAGCCCATCGATCCGGACTGGTTCCACCGGGCCCGCACGGCCCTGCGCCACCTGTGCCGCGAGCGTGCCGAACTCTTGGCCCAAGGCACAGGCCGCCGCCGCCGCGAGAAGCTGAAGGACGCCCTGATCGGCATCCTGCGCGAACGCCATGACCCCGAGACCTGGCAAGGCATTTTGGCCGAGGCCCAGGCGAGAGCCGAACGGGAGGGTCTGTGATGGCAGAGTTGCCCTGCGCCCCCACGCCGACGCTGACGGCGATCTATGCGGACTATGAGGCCCGCCAGGGCGATGGTTTCCGCGATCACCTCGGCGCCTCGATCATCGGCAAATCCTGTGCCCGGGCGCTCTGGTATGATTTCCGCTGGATCACACCCGCACGCCATCCCGGCCGCCTGCTGCGCCTCTTCGAGACGGGTCAGCTGGAAGAGGACCGGCTCGTGCGCAACCTGCGTTCCACCGGGGCGACCGTGCTCGATGTCGATCCCGAGACCGGCCGCCAATTCCGGGTCGAGGCCCACGGCGGCCATTTCGGTGGCTCGCTCGACGGCGTGGCCCTTGGTCTCCTCGAGGCCCCGAAGACTTGGCATGTGCTGGAGTTCAAGACCCATGGGGTCAAGAGCTTCAACGAACTGACCGCCAAGGGTGTCGTTCTGGCCAAGCCCCAGCATGCCGCGCAGATGCAGATCTACATGCATCTGACAGGGATCACCCGTGCCCTGTACGTGGCTGTCTGCAAAGACACCGACGCGCTGCATATCGAGCGCATCGAAGCCGACAGCGCCACCGCCGAGCGTCTTCTGGAAAAGGCGGGCCGGATCATCTTCGCCCAGCATCCGCCTGCGCGGATCAGCGAGGACCCGGCCTGGTTTGAATGCCGGTTCTGCGATCATCATGGCGCCTGCCATGAGGGGTGTAGGGCGGCTGTGACGTGCCGGTCCTGCCTGCATGCGACGCCCGTCGGAGCGCTTCCAGAAGAAGTGGACACCGGTTCTTCGTCCGGAAGCGCGACCAACAATAATGAGGGCGGCTGGCACTGTGCCCGTCATGACCGGATGCTGAAAGCGCTCGACCAGCGCGCCGCCTGCAACCGTCACCTTTTCATCCCCGATCTCGTTCCGGGCGAGGTCATCGACGCGGGCGACAATGTCGTCACCTACCGCATGGCCGATGGCTCGACCTGGGAAAACGACGCCCGCAACAAGGAGGCCGCGCCATGCTGACCCTGCGCCCCTATCAAGAGGCCGCGATCACCGCGATCTACGGCTATTTCCAGAACCATAAAGGCAACCCATTGGTGGTCATCCCGACCGCCGGGGGCAAGTCCCTCGTCATGGCCGCCTTCATCGAGGGCGTGCTGAAGGCATGGCCAGAGCAGCGCATCCTGATCGTGACCCATGTGCGCGAATTGATCGCCCAAAACCATGCCGAGATGATCGGCCTCTGGCCCGATGCCCCGGCAGGCATCTATTCGGCGGGCCTCGGCAAGCGCGAGGCACAAGCTCGCATTCTCTTCGCAGGCATCCAGTCGATCCACCGCCGCGCGGTTGAGATCGGCCACACGGATCTCGTGCTGGTCGATGAGGCGCATCTCATCCCTGGCAATTCCAGCACCATGTATCGGCGCTTCTTTGATGGCCTCACACGCATCAATCCGGCACTCAAGGTTATCGGCCTGACCGCCACGCCGTTCCGGGTCGATAGTGGCATGTTGCACGAGGGCAAGAACGCGCTCTTCACCGACATCGCCTATGAGGCCCCGGTGCGCGATCTGATCGACGCAGGCTATCTGAGCCCGCTTGTCTCGAAACAGCCCACCACGCGGCTCGATGTCTCAAAGGTGGGCACCCGCGCGGGGGATTTCATCCAGCGTGATCTGGCGGCAGCGGTCGACCAGGAGGCCATTACGCGCGCGGCCGTCACCGAAATCATCGCGCACGGCCGTGACCGCAAATCTTGGCTGGCCTTTTGTTCGGGCGTCGAGCACGCGCGCCATGTGGCGGAGGAGTTCGCCCGCCAGGGCATCATCTGCCGCACGATCTTCGGCGACACGCCGAAGGAGGAGCGCGATGCCATCATCGCCGCTTTCAAGCGCGGCGAAATCCGGGCGCTGGCCTCGATGGGCGTGCTGACCACCGGCTTCAATGCGCCGGGCGTCGATCTGATCGCACTCCTGCGCCCCACCAAGTCTGCCGGGCTCTATGTGCAGATGGTGGGCCGTGGGACGCGTCTCGCACCGGACAAAGAAAACTGCCTCGTACTCGATTTTGCCGGCAATGTCCGCCGCCACGGGCCGATCGATCTGGTGCGGCCCCGAC